TGTTCTAACCATTCTTTACGAGCAAAACGCCCCATGCCCATCAAATTGAAGGATGGGCGCACAATATAAAAGTCGGGTCTGGGAACTGTGGTACCAACAGGACCACAAGTATAACCCAAAACCCGACTTAGAAATAATTTATTGTAAACCCAGAGGTCTGATGGATGTATTTGATTCCATTCATCATTACCATCTAGGTAATACATCATCCTTTCCCCTGCCCTCTATATTTTTTACGAGCTTTATTACGAGAAGACGCAGCATACTTAGTTCCGTATCCATTTCCTTGACGAGATTTCTTAGGAGGTCCAGGATTATAAGAACCGTTCTTAGTTGGTCCAACCTTTGATTTTACAGCCATTAATTTTCTCCAATAATTTCAGTTTCAATTTCTTCAGGGCGTGGAGAACCTGTCTGATAAAATTCAATCGCCAGGTCCTCCATAATATCGAAATATTCTTGCTCTGTAAGACTTGAGTAAATCTTTCTCCCCTTACAGATAATATTGTAAGAATCGTTAGACATCAAATAATCCTTGATTTTTCGTGACCGACTCTGATGCGAGGATCGCACCAAATTTCAAATCCTGCTTCTTTTGCATCCAAACAGAACGATACATCTTCTCCACACATATCCTGAACTTGACCAGACTCAAAGACTTGCATCTTAGGAGCAAACCATGGATACTTCATCTCCGAATGTTCAAATACACCGTTTTTAATCAGAACCCAACCAAAACCAGTGTAGTCAACTGTGAAAGGCTTACGACGCTTTGAGATGCTATCAACGGTTTCATGATTCATCACTCCACCATTACCACGGAAATCATCTTCATCCAACCAGTGCGCCACTGAGGTTGTGTGACCGTCCTCTGTAGCATACCAACCAGCAGCGATATCCTTTTCCATTAGAACTAATTGCCAGAATTTTTCTGTATTGAAAACAATATCAGAATCAATCCAAAGTTGCCAATCATATTTAAGTTTTCCATCCCAGGGAATCTGATCAGGTCCACGCAGTACATTCGCACCTAAACATTTGCATCGAGCAAAGTTTACCATCGATGAATAGTCCTGCGAGATCTGAATGCTTGCCCCCGATTGCACAAGGTCAAAACACAGTTGCACGAAGTTCTTTAAGTATGTGTAAGATACACCTCTACCAGGAAGACAAAAAACAATTGACTTTCCTTTTACCATTTCTTTTGCCAGATCATAGTCCCATTCTTGTGTGGGTGATGCGACTACGGGCGATTTTGCTTTTACTGTAAATCCTTTAGCCATAAGATAAGTTGTTTACTTCAGTATCATACTCTATTATGTAGAAGAAGTCAATCAGTCTCTTTCTGATAAAACGACTTCGTTACCCTCTAAGGTAAACTTAACTTCTGTGTCTTCGTACCATGAAAGATCGTTTATGATCTGCTCAGGTATTACAAGGTAGTATTCACCGTTAATTGGATCGACTTGTATCGTCTCAAAAATATCTCCGGAATTTTTTTTCATTTCAGTATATGATTGAACCTTTTCTGCTATTATATATTCTCCGGGATTTTTTGAATAGAGAGATATTGAAAGGTCGATCTGGGTCGTTTATAGCTTATGGGGACCCATTCATTATAACACGGGGGCGGGGTAGGGGACCGCAACCCCCCACCCACTGCCGATCACGAACGAATAAGACTGCCCCCACGAACAGCGGGTCACCCCCGCCCCGCGAATGCCTCAGAGTACTGGGCGGCGATGGCGACGGCGGGCAGACCCCAGTGGATGTAGGCGGAGGGGCGGGAACCGTTCTTCAGTTGGTCGTGGCGGGAGATCCATTTGATCTGGCGGGTCTCCAGGTCAGAGCACATGCAGAGGGGGAAGCGCATCGGTCTGGGGTGGTGAACTGAGAGAATTGTACAGCATCGGGGGGCGGATCGCAACCCACCCCCTCACGAATCAGATGCCTGCCATTGCGGCGACCAGCCGATCACGCTTGCGGATCGCTTCGGGCAGGATGAACCACTCATCACGCTTGCCGTTGGCGTGGCAGGTGGCGGCGAGGATGCGCTCCTGCTCCATGTCCACCATCAGGGCATGGATGGTGCCCTTGTGGCGGCGGGGGTCAAGACCCATAGAGCGCACCAGGTCGGAGCAGGTCATGGGGCCATCGTTGATCAGGTGAGTGCGGATGGCGGCGCAGATGATGGAGGTGAGCATGGTTCGGGGTCCTGTGAACTGAGAGTATTGTAGCAGGTCAAAAGGCGACCTCATGATCCCAGTAGAGATGCCACAGGGCGGTCAGAGTCTCCCGCTCCCGCTGCTGACGGTAGTGTGCCCAGGACTCGTGCTCAAAGGGACGCAGGGCGGCAGCGCGGGCAGCGGCGCAGCGCATCGCGTTGTCGGCCCAGGTGTGGTTGGTCATCGGTGGGGGAGGTGTCGGTTGAGAGTATTGTAGCAGATCGGGGGGGGGGCTCACTGCCCGTTGGTGTAGTCTCCGATGATGACCCCGTTGCAGCGGACCTGAGCGTAACCGTACTCTTCAGAGAGGTCCAGGCACAGGAGCCAGGCGCGGTCGGCGTCGGTGGTGGTGTTCTCCCAAGGAGCGGAGGGGCAGAACACGTCGTAGCGGGTCATGAGAGGTTGTCTGAACTGAAGTCAGTATAGCGGGTCGGTGGGGGGCATCGCGGCCCCCAGTGTGCGGTTCAGGAATTGGGCCAGAGGGCGTTGGCGATCTTATCAGCAGCGCCCTGCAGGTTGTCGCGGACGATCAGGCGGAGGATCTCAGCACCGTCAGGGGTGGCGTGCATCTGGCGGATCATGCTAGGGGTGAAGCAATCCCAGGTGATCACATCAGCAGTCTGCAGGAGTTGGGCGTCGGCGTTGGAGATGGTGTGAGTCATGGGGTTCGTTGCGGTTGAGAGTATTGTAGCAGATCAGGCGTCCCGTGCTGCTAGGAGCAGGGCATGAAATTTGTGGAATTCGTGGGTCATGCCAGGGGAGAGAGTCGGGCGTCCCTTGCTGCCGTGAGTCGGAAGGTGGAAGGTCTGGGGGATGCTAGGATGGGTCACCTTGTCGTGACTGCCCCCTGATTTGATGGTTGCTCCTGCCTTCAGGAACTGGCGGCGGGCGTCGCGTACCTTGATTGGGGATGCCATAGGAGGGTCGGGGTCAGTGGCGGTCGCTGATGTCCCACACGCCCCAGCCGCCGTTGGCGTGAGCGTCGCGGACTTCGATCGCCTGCTGCCTCTGGGCGCTGGTGTAGGTTGCCCAACCATCGCTGTTGAGGTCGTCGCCGTAGCAGGCATTCCAGATTAGGTTCGCTTCGGTCAGGGTCATGAGTCGTTTGCTTTGGTTCCCATAGTATAAGACCCCCAGCGGCGAACCGTGGGGGTCTGGTGGTCAGATTCAGAACTGGATCGGATCGGCGGTCGGGGCGCTGATTGCCGCATAATGGGCGGCGCAGTCAGCGATGCCTGCCTGCTCAACGTCGCTGGTGATGGTATCCAGGATCTGCAGGATGCTGTCCCCGTTGCTACCTTGGCGGAGCAGGGACAGGGCAAGGTCGCGGGTCATTTGGAATTCGGGTAGAAAGGTTGGCGGAGTCTTTAGGGGCGCTGCCGTTCCCATTGTATCAGCGTTCGAGTTGCGCCAGACTGCTAGGGGCGATGTGAGAGGGAGAACCACAGGAGCGGTAGAAGTCTACCATGCGGTCTGCCTCCTCTTTACTGGTGAACCACTGCGACCGCCACTCACAAGCGTTGTAGGGGGTCTGGTAACGGACTTCGAAGCGCATGGGGTCGTTTGCTTGGTATGGAAGAATTCTACAGGGTCAGCGGGAGACGATATCGCCTGCGGTGTGCAGTGCGCTTGCCGTCACACTGCGGATCGGTTCCAGCGGACCCCAGAGAGTGTAAGCGACGCAACCCAGAACCAGCAGTTTAAACATCAGAAATTTGCGATGGGAAAGTGAGAATCAGAATCAGAAATCAAACACGTCGCCGTTAATCTCAGCGCGGTTGATCTTAGGGTCGTTCCACTTCACACCATCGGGAGTTTCTTTGGTGCCGAACTCATAGAATGCCTCAAGCAGATCCTCATAGCAGCAGATATCATTCTCACGGATGAAGGTATAAATGCCCTCATCATTCTCAATCCAGAGCACAACATTCCAGGTCTCATAATTCGTCCAACCGTTATAGGTGCGGTCGGTGAGGTTGGTCTGGTAGGTGGTGGCGGGCATTGGGTTCGTTTGAACTGAAGTTAGTATAGGGGCAGGGAGGGGGGTCTGTGCCCCCCTGGTGGACAGTTCAGTAAGCGTCACAGCGGGCGTTGACTTCCTGCAGAAGTTTACCTACCTTGTCCTGCTGCAGTTTGATGACAACTTGACTGTTACGGTTTGCCTTACTGGCGCCCAGAAATGCATTGATGCCGTTGTTACTGGTCACCCGCAAACGCAGACCGCAATCATACACATTCCCTTCAGCATCTACAAAGTACACCATGCGGGAAGATTTGCCGTTGCCTTTGAGAACAACAGAGTAACCCTTCTGAATGTAACCGACTGCAGGATGTTGCTCTGCAGCGAACACATAAAGTTCAGAAGTCTTGGTGTCGTTGATCACCAGATCAAACCCAGCATTGTGCTCAATCAGACCACGCTGCAGAATCTCAATCACTTGTGCAGAGGTGAGAGAATCCAGGGAAAGTTCGCAGAGAGCATTGAAACTGTCGCGAATCTTCAGCACAAATTCTTCATCAGAACGCAGCGATTCGGGCATCTGACGGAGTTCTTTCATGTTAGAAAGAAAGTGGTCAAAGGTATCACCCAGCACGTCATTGTAGGCGCTGGTGTTGAACCAATCAAACGAACCGTTGCTGATGCCTTCCTTACGCTTGATGCTGATCTTCTTATCACCAGCGACGGCATCTTCCTTACACTTAGTGCCGCCACGCTTCTCTACAGTTTCGCTGTAGATTTGCTTTTCATTCAGGATTTGAACGGTGAGGTCCTCATTCTTCACACCACCGTGATGAACAGAACCGTCAGTTTTGTAGGTCATTTGTTTACCGTGATCGACACGGGCGAATAGAGTAGGTTGGGCAGTCCTCACCTCTGCCCTTGGGGGGTCCTCCTTCCTCCCCCCTGGTGAACATAGAATACCCTGGATTGGGGGGCAGGTCAACCCCCTGACCCATTAGCGTCGCTTATGCGACCTGAAACCGTCCGCTGTTGAAATTATGATAAGCGAACACCTCACGATTCACCAGTTTGAACATACCAAACTCATTGGTCATCACATAACCTTCGGCATCAATACGGTTGCCATTGATGTATGCTGCAGGTCCGTCATTGCGGCAGATAAACAGGCAGTCATCTTTGATGCTCTTTACCAATGCCCACAAACGAATCAGGTTAGCGTCACAATCGAAATCTTCTGCGACGATCTGATCACCCGAACGGATGCAAGCGTTGATCTGCTGTTTGATCTTTGCTGCTTCCTTCTCACTCACGAACTGAGCAGTAGTAGACATTTGACGGGCAAAATCTACAACCTCTTTTACATCAGCGAACGACTCTTGATTGTGCAGAATGTAAGCATCAGGTTTGATGAACTTCACCGTTTCAGTATCATTCCAGACGGCACGATCAGGCATTGCGACTGCATCACGAAGGTCGCTCTCAGCATAATAGCAAGTGTGAGGAGCGATGATAATCTCTTGAGAAACTACCTCACCAAACTTGTAAGTGATCGTATTGGGGCAATACTCATCACTACCGCCAAAACCAATAAAATCACCTTGAATGATAGCATTTGCGCGAGGCAGATAATCAAAGCAAGAATGCAGAATACGCGCAACTTCACCCTGATAGAATGCATCAATCTCTTCATGATTGTGTGCAATACGAATCTTTTTCTTGTTAAAGACTGCCTTGGTTCCTACAAAGAATTCACCACAGGCAGGGTCGATGCCCCATACAATGGCGGGAGCACCGTCGATCTTAACGGACAGGGAACCAGGATTCACGAACCAATCCAGAACGGACAGGTCGCCCGTGAGGATGGTATCTTCGGGGTGTTCGAGGTGGGTGTTCTTCATGCTCTTAAGATACCAGGGATTCAGGGGCAGCACAAGCGGTAGGGTGCCACCTTACGAACTGGCACAGGGTGACCCTCTACGGGGTCTGTGGCGTCTTATACTAAGGTCACAAGCGAAGGAGGGGCGGGGTAGCCCTGAAGACGAAAAAGGTCGCCACTGGGGCAGCTTTGAAATAGTAAGAAAGAAAGTATAAAAAAAGGGAGGCAATCGCCCCCCGATTCTTTATGCGAACATGAACCCATCTTGGAATTCGTATTCATTGTAGACAGGAGAAGTTCCTGCCTGCCCGATGAACTTGTGGACGAACCAATTGAAGTTGCGTTGAAACACACATTCGCCCTTGATTCCATGCTCTTGAAGAATAGCATTCAGGCGCGATTTGGTGGTCACAGACTGATAACCACCGTCAAAGATTTGCACGAAGTCATCACCAATGGTGGCGATGTGATTGCCGTGCAGGAACACTTTAGACTCTTGAGTTTCAGGGTCAAAGGTAACCTCAGTGTTGCCAGACTTCCAGTTGATGGAGTCACGAATGGCGGCGTTCATCTGCTGTTCGATCTTACGCATTGGGGGTTTCCCTCTCAACAAATACAGTATGGATCAGATCGGGGGCAATTGCAAGGGGTCTTGTGCCACCTTGTGGACTGTCACATGGTTCAGGAAGTGTAGAGTGCGAAGTTGTACTGTTGCTGCAAACGAGTCAGAATGTCATCCCAGAACTCTTTATCCTCATCGTCATTGTATTGGTTGTTATCTTCAACCAAACGAATCAGATTGTTAAGATCGTCAGGAGTGAGATAGTTCATCAGACTTCATCCCTCATTTCAGAAAGTTTGTCATACAATGCAGAAACATCTACATTCAGTTGTTCACTCACGAAACTCCAATCATCATGAAACTCAATGAGTGCCAGAATGGCATCCAGTTCCTCAAATGTCAACGAAGTGAGAGTCATTGTCATCAGTAATCGTAGTTTGCGTTCAGGTACTCATTCACATCGAACTTTTCATCTTTCAGTTCGGGAATGTCCATGTCAAAGATCTCACCAGGAGCATCTTGAATCTCAGACCAGAGTTCATCAAACATGGTTTGTCTCTCAGGAACGAATGTAATGTAGCAGGAATCAGGAACGCTTGGTGCGCTTCTGTGCCACTTTCACAGGCGGCACATCAGCATTCAGTTGTGCCAGCAGTTGATCCACAATGGTATCAACGAACTGCAGAACAGTTTGCATCATCTTACGGGTCTTTTCTTTGCCATTGTTCTCATTGAACGAACGCACAGCAAACTGTACAATTCCCACAACGATTGCGGAGATGGTAGCAACGTTGAAGATCAACGTGTCGATGAAAGTCCAGTAGAAAGTGTTGGTGGTTTTCATAACAAATGGTGTGGGAGGTTGGTGTAGAGAATTCCTCAACCACGAATCAAACATAACAGGGGGGCAGCACGAATGCAACCCCCCTTGTACCACTATCCCAACTGTCCCACGAACTCCTGAATATAATAATCCAGCGGCAATTCCAGACGGTTTGCCTCACTTTCCCATTCTTTCCATTCGGCTTCCGAAGCATCATTAATGAAGTCTTCGAAAGTATATTCAAAAGCGGGACCGCACATAATCAAAAACTCAGGAACGAATGCAATGTAGGACGGATTGGGCAGGAAGTCTAGGGGTCTTGTGCCACCTTGTAGACTGTCACACCTCCGCCAATTGATTAATAATATTGCGGGCAAACTTCATGAAATCATAAGCAGTCACACCACCTTTGTGATTGTCGATAGCATAACCATCCAAAACATCGGTTTGATTATACGTGTTCACAATCAGCAGGCAAGCATCATACAGTGCTGCAGAATGTTCTTCCTTGGAGTTAAACTGGAGAGCGTTGAAGGAAGGAAGCATCAGGAATCTCAGCGACGAATGTAACATAACCGATTTCCGCCCCCACCACAAGGGGGATTGTGCCACTTCTAGAATCGTCACATATAACGCTAGCATTATATTGTATTATAATATTATAACTGGTCCAGTTATAAAAGTGTCACAATATCAGAATGGATCAAATTCCTTGGTGCTAGCATAGACTTCTTCGTCACCTTCAAGATCTAATAATTCTTTCCAGTCTATATGTTCTACATCTAGATCATCATAACACATGATGTCTAAATGTACACGTACTAGGCGTTTCTGTGCTATCATAGTACTAGATGCATATGTGTACTAGATTGTATCATGCATAATGACGATACGCGAGATCTTGATAATCATGCGCGTCTCGTGCATAGTCCTCGTCGAGCTCTTGTGTATAATACTCTTCGAGATCCGCATAATCGTTTGTGTATGTGTAGTCGAGATCGTAATCGTCGTACATAACTCGTCGAGCTTATTGAATACTAGTATATTGTAGCATAAAGCTCGACGAGATGCAAACTAGATGTGAGTTCTCGTCGAGCTTCTAGTACATATATATGCAATCTAGTTGATTTCTAGTCTAGCTTTATGTTAGAATACAAATAATGTTTAGACTAGATTTTATAATGAGATCTCTACGAGAATTAAATCCACTTCTAGAAGGATATTGTGCGACTTATGATGGTAAGGTAATATCTAGAAAAAATAAAGTACTTAAGCAATTCAGAAGGAACAAACAGTCTAGGTGTCCCTATTTAAGTATCAGTGTGTGGGATAAGACCTCTGGTTTTGCAAGACAATTCTTTGTACATCGACTTGTAGCGTATCAATATTGTGATTTAAATCTTGAAGAT